GTATGAGCATTTTTTTCATACTTATAAATATCAAACCTCGTATCCGAGTTGCTTAAATAAATCAAGAGCACGCCCGTACTTCTGAACTTGGTATTCTGTTGGAGTTTCACCTAAATTGTCGGCAATATCCTTTAGTTTAACGCTAACGGCATCAGGATTTGTGGCAATTTTCTTCCAGTACGCCATGTTTGTGTCGCCTTTTCGGTGAGTCAAAAGATCCACCGCCGCAATAATATAGGAGGGAAATCCCATCTCTTTCAGGTCTTCGATGGTTATTTTATCGGGATGATCTTCAACAGTATCGTGCAACCAAGCAATTGGTTTGAGGCGAGGTTCTACTTTCCCTGCAACACGGGCGCAATGTTCAATGTAGGGGCGTCCATTTGAACGCTTTTGTCCTTCATGAATGCGAGTAGCAACTTGTTGTGCCAACTCGGTCCAATGTTCTAGGGTCTGTTCAGTGAGTTTCATGTGGTTTGACGTGAAGTTTATACCATTCAATTGCCTTTGTCAAGCCTTCCCGAAGTCCGATTTTTGGTTTCCATCCCAAGTTGAAAAGTCGGGTAGAATCTAACATTCTCTTCGGTGTGCCATCAGGTTTCGTGGTGTCCCAAAGAATCTCTCCGTTGTAATCTACCAACTTCGCAATCATCGTCACGAGTTCTTTGATAGTATAATCTTCACCAACCCCAATGTTGATGATTTGCTCATCACTATAGTTCTTCATCAAAAAGATACATGCATCTGCCATATCATCAACATACATGAATTCCCGGCGAGCAGTGCCAGTTCCCCAACACGTAATGGTTGGAGAATTCTGTTCCTTTGCGTCAATAAACCGACGAATGAGAGCTGGGATAACGTGAGAATTGGTTGGATGGAAGTTGTCTCCTTCACCATACAAATTCACTGGCATTACTGAAATGAAATCATCTCCATACTGCCGACGATATGCTTGGCACATACGAATTCCAGCAATCTTGGCAGTCGCATACCATTGATTTGTCGGTTCAAGTTCTCCTTGCATCAAGTATTCTTCCTTAACGGGAACTTGGGCATACTTGGGGTAGATACAAACGCTGCCGAGAAACATAAACTTTTTGGTTTTGTATTCGTGGCAAGCATCAATGACGTTTGTTTGAATGAGAAGATTGTTGTAAATAAACTCAGCGGGGTAAGTATTGTTGGCGTGAATTCCACCAACCTTTGCGGCGGCATTAAAGACATATTCAGGGTGTTCTTCATCAAAGAACATCCTTACTTCATCTTGATTTAGAAGGTTTACTTCTTTGCGAGTAATACCAATAACACTGGTATATCCTGCTTGTTTTAGATTTCTGATCAACGCACTACCAACCAATCCGTTGGCACCAAGTACTACTATTTTACTATCATGCTGCATAATTCCTCCTGACCATCTCCGAAAGAAGTGGCAATGTTTGTTTTGCCATATCATACAATGCCGGACGATATCTGTCAACTTTTCTTACTGGCATTATTTTGGACAGTGCAGTATCCAAGTCTGCATATCCCATCATTGCGACGTATGTTGCTACTACCATTACAGATCGAGAAGTTCCTGCTTGGCAATGCACCAGAATCCTTTTTCTCTGTTGTACAAGAGAATGTAACAAAATCAATGCTGCAATGAAGGTAGATGGATTATTGCCGGGACCATCCAAAAGACCTACTTTATGCCTCCATTTGAAGTGGTCTTCAATATCCAAATCAATCGCCACATTCAGAGTTGCATCAAAAGTAGGGTTTTCTAATCGCCGAGCATCGTCGGCATTGCCAATGGAAATCCCATCTGCAATGGGAGTAATCATAGATAGATTCTTTTTGTATCCGTAAGAGACAATTTCCACGTCTTCTTACACTTTGCTAAATCTTCGGTAGAAGCAAATCCATTCTTGTCCACCGTGGCAAATGTAACCATAATGCCTTTCTCAATACAAACATTTCCATCTGGAAGTATGGGATCTTTCTTTCCTTCATCTTCCATATAACGTGAATCTTCCACACGTTCTTCTTTGAGTTTGACACGATGTAGATGTTGCCAGTCTCCCTCGTCTAATTGGTCTATTCTCTGTAGCAACTTGTCAATTTCATTAACGGTCATATTGACAAATTGAGGAAGAGTTTGGGCGAAGCGAAGGGTTCGCTCGTCAGCATATTGTCCGATTTCTTTCATGTGTGTATTCCTTTTATGTATATGACGAAACTCGCTTCATCTCTTCAACCATTTGGTTGCCGAGGGCGGTTCGCAAATCTTTTTTGCTGACAATCTCAAACCATCGGGAGACAATCATCTCGCCATAATGGATTGAGTCAAGTCCGTAATTGCCAAGATTACATCCGTCATTGGCTTCAATAACAAACCCATATTGGTCATTGACACCAATATCTACTCCATACGCAATTGGACTTGGTTTGTAGGACTTGACCACTTGTTCAACAAATTCTTTTGATGGCACTTTGCTCCAATCACCCCAATAGTGCTTCACACCGAGGATTTCGCCATCGTGGACGTACACCCGAACTTCTGAATCAATTTGGACTGGTTCACAGACCCACACTTCGGCAGAATCGGGGATCTTTGCTAATGGAATAAGTTGAAGAATAGACTCCCACACTTGTCCGATGAATTGCTTCGGGAGCACTGGTTTTACGAAAACTGGTTTCGGATCATGATTGAACTTTGCTCTTTCTTCACCGAGAGTGGAACGCCGAATGTTGCGTCGGTAGTATGGTTTCAACACGTCGGGATAGCAATCAAATGGCGGATAATCAACCCCCAGCTTATCAATAATCTTCCGAAAGATGGTCACACCCGCAAATACGGGCGTCTCTACGGAGACAGGTAGAGTGTCAATGTCTTTCTCTTCAAACAGGGTCACGGAGTAACCCATCGTGTTGAATGCTTCCCACGCCAGAAAGAAATTCAGGTTCGGGAACGTACCGTTATTTGTCTTTACGAATGCTTTCATACAATCTCCAATACATCACCGCAATTCTCTCGGATGACTAAATCTGCCTTGCTATCATAAGGGGTTGCATCCTTGTTAATGATTATTAACTTTGCCTCTACAGGAATCTCATCAACCAGTCGGCACGCAGGCTGAACTAGCAACGAAGACCCAATAGCAATCATCAAGTCACACTTCTTACATTCAAAGTATGCCTTGTCATAGATTTCATCATTGAGACATTCATCAAACAATACAACATCTGGACGAATGGGAGCAAACCCACAGCGGCACATTGGTTTCTTTTCTGCTTCCATCATTTGTACAGCTTCCTCATATGTGTAGGTTTCACCACACTTGATGCCGCACAACCATTGAGTTCCATTGCCGTGAAGTTCCAATACATTCTCGTTCCCCGCCTTGCGGTGGAGATTGTCAATATTTTGGGTGATAATCCACTTCAACTTACCGAGATCGGTAAGCTTTTTGAGAGCATAATGTGCCCGATTGGGTTCTTTGTCCACGACTCGCATCAGTCTTTCTTTGTAGAATTGCAATACCAAAGCAGGATTGGAGCGCATCATCTTCCGAGTAAGAATTTCCTCGGGACTGCGACCTTCATACTTGGTGCCGTACATACCGCTTGAAGAACGGAAATCTGGTATTCCGCTCTCAGTTGAAATACCCGCACCCGTGAAGGCAAGGATATAATTGGATTGATCAATCAGTTCTCTTAGTTTGCTGTTCATAACTCAAAATGTCTGACAATTCTGTAAAGCACAAAAATCCAAACTCTCGTTCGTAATCTTGTGAAATACCTGTTTTCAAATCCTCATACAGTCCCTTACGCTCATCGAAAAATTTGCAACATTGATCCCATATCCATTGTGCTTTGGGGACATTGGGATGAAACTTGTGAAAAATGTCATGAGCAACTGGAAAAGTGAGATTTGTCACATTCTCATAGCGTTCATATTCAGGAGTTCCTTCCTTGGCGTTAAAGGATGCTGTAAGAATAGTTCTGGCAATGTCATGGAAAAACCATGCTGCCTCTCCAATCTTTTCAATAGGCACGTCATCCAACAAACCAGTTTTGAACCACCTGTCTATAATTGGAGTACCATGACCTCTCACCATTACAAACTGACACATAACACCCTCTCCACTTAACGGGGCAACCTCGGGTACAAATACCTCATGAATATGTGTCCACTGGGGCATTCTCGCTTTGATTACTTCTGCCGCAGATGCTTTCCATTCATCAGAAAGTTCTGGTTCGCCGGGATTGGTAAACACTCCATCCTTGTAATAGTTACACTTGTAATGGGGTCCGGTTTTAGTTGTCTTACATTTGGAACTATCGGGTTCATAGATAAACCCATACTTCTCAATGTCTTCTTTTGTAAACAGAGTCATTACTTTTTCCTCTTCTCAACATAGCAAGGAATACGATCAAAGTCAAGCTTGTATTCCTTACACAATTCTAGTGCTTTGCGATAAGCAGCAAATGCTTCCGCCTCATTTGGACTCTTTGACAACGCCTTGAGTTTCTTTATCTTATTGAACGTATCCAACGTAATGTTTCCATATAGAAACTCCACCATGTCAGGAGTATCTTTCAAGTCGGATTCTTCCCGCTCTTCTTCCAAGAATTGTTGGTTGATTTTATGGCGACGTTCATCTACAAGTTGTTCTTCTCTCAGATCTTTCAACTTTTCATCAATCAATGCTTCCAATTCGGCACTTGACAGATCTTTTTCATCATCGTCATGGCTAAGATGTCCTGCTTTGACCAATGCTTCATTGATAGCGTCCCTACGTCTATACTTCGCTCTATCTACATCTTCCGTTTCTCGCAGCATGAAAAAGAGTAAGTTTAAGATTGGAGTATAGACAGTAGGAACGAATTTCCCATATTCTGCCATTACTTCGGCCTCACTCAATCCTCGGCGAGCACCTTCGGTCAGAAGTAATTGACGCTTCTTAGTCCCTTCCAAGATTTCTTGCTCATAACGCTTGCTATATTCATCGGCGGCGTGAGAAAGATTTTGTTTATCTTGCTTTACTTCTTGAACTTTTTTTGATATTCGACGCCCGAAGTCGGGGTCTTCTCGCATAATTGAGATTAGAGATAGGCTCATATGTTTATCCTTTATTATAAGTTACTGTAAATGGAAGTTTTCCGAATTTTAACTCAAGGAAATGGAGAGCGTTGCAAACTCGACAAGAAACTTCTAAATCAGAAGTGTCTCTTCGGAAATGAACAATATCTCTATAAAAATAGGTACTTCTATTTTTCATTTCTTTACCTCCTCCACCATTTTTGTGATTTATTTCCAGAAGTCTTATATCATCACAATCACAATGATTACATTTTACGTTTGTGCTTCCGTGAACAACAAATAAAGCACTTTTATGAAGATTTTGGGAAGCGGCCTTGGATTTGGTCTTCTTTGTTCTAGCCAAATTTTGAAAATGTTCTTTTCTGGTTTTAGAGTACTCACTTCTATCTCGGGTATCTATTCTATTACCACATTCCGGACAGAATGTTCGTGTTTCAGTACCATTGTAGAGGAACGAAAACCAACACTTTCGGCATCTTAAAGATGTCTTTAGTTTTGTCATAGTTAACCTTTCTGTGTATGTATTTTGTGTGTCGCATAACTTATTCCGCCTTGGCAGTTTGAATGTCCTGTTGAATCTGTTGTTCAAGCATGGCAATTCTTTGCTCAAGACGCTGTTTTTGTCTTTTCCAAACTTGCAACGTCATTTTATCGTGCCGTTGGATAAGATCCTCTCTCGGATTTTTTGGAGGATGAGGAACTACTTCCTCTTTCTCATCAATCATCCGACAAATTCTTACAAGAGCTTCCTTCGTCTGCTTTAAGTATTCAAACTTTTGCAAACGTGTTAGGAGTTCCCCCCGCTGAAATGGGAAGGTAAATCTCCACGACTCTTGATCTTCCACTTCGTCCATATTACCTCTTGTTCTCAACGAACTGGTAAAATTTCTTGGCTAAGTCAACTATGTCATCTGGGTCTGTAAACTGATCGGCTACATTCTTCCGAGACGCCCATTCGACGGCAATCTGAAGAACATCGGCACGAATTTCATATGCATTTCTGCCTGCAACTGGCTGCCTTTTCGGTGTAAACTCCTCATTTTCCTCTTGTTTCACTGTGTTTCTCTTGAGGGGTTCTACCCCAATCAAACGTTTGATGCCCTTCTTGTTCATCAAAATCTTGCCGCCAACGGAAATTCTGTCTCCATCCTTTTCAACAGGAACTACTCCTGCACCCGAATCACGTAAATCTTCTGGACGTGGATGAGCAACAGAATTGAACATATTTAGGGTAACTGTCTCGGTGCTCTTTTCAATCTCTTTTACACCCGGGATTGTTCTGGTGAATGAAAGAATGAAATCCTTATTCTCATCAAATACTACCGAGAAATAATCCAGCTGATCGTTGAATTGTTTGGATAGTAAAGAACGAACGAGTTGTTGATCAACAAGTGGCAAATTACTGATGTGGGGAAATGCCTCTTCTTTCATTGAAAGAAGTACACAAAGCACCATCGAACCTTCATACGATATGTGCTTCGGGTATTTGGCCACCTTGTCACGGAAATTTTCAATCAGTTTCTTGGTTTCTTCCAGACTCTTTTTCTTTTCCGATACTGGTTGAAACGGTTCTTCTGAAGAGCTTCCAAAAGCATCTTCTTCAAGCTCACGGACAATCTCCCGAATATCTTCTTCGGTAGATTCGTTGGTAAGTTTTTCAAGACCTACCTTGACTTCTTCTGGTTTGGGTTCGGTAGGTTTTTGTGGAACGATATTCATGGATTCTCTCTTTTCTTTCAACTCCTTCAGGGCAGGGTCAAGATTCACCGGGGGTGCCGACAGTTCTACTCTGAATGGGTCTTGTGAACTACTTGGGAAGTTTGCTGCTGCCGTGTTGTACGGAGCATTGGGGTCTTTTACTGGGTACTTGTCTTTGATACGGTCCCATGTCGTATTTTTGGCGTTTGTACCGCCAAAACCAATTCCTTCTTCAAGGATTGCGCTCATAATCTGCCTTTCTGTGTGTGTGTTGCCAACAAAACAGTTGACAACTTGTGTATGCAGATACATATCTTTCATCAAGGTGAAATCACCAATAAAATAATGTGGAAGAAATATAAATACTATTTTTCCATACTTCTTCCATATTTATTGATATGAGTTTACCGACCATAAAAACAACTTGTGATAGATGTGGAAGTCCATATACAAAACTTCGCTGCGAATACCGACGCTCCTTGAAACTTGGACGACCTCAGTTTTGCTCTATGAAGTGCTCTACCAAATATAGAGATGAAAAAATAGGCAAAGATGGGTGGAAGAAAATCCACCAATATCTTGTCAAAGAAGATTCTGTGTTTCTTCAGATATTACGGACTGCCAACAATAAATGTCAGCAAAGACACAAAGACATTGATATTGATGTGAAGTATCTAAAGGAGTTGTGGGACCATCAGAGAGGCATTTGTCCTTATACGGGAATAACAATGACACTACCAGAACACGGCAAGGATTATGCTCGCCAGTATTCGTTAGAAAAGGCGAGTCTTGACCGCATTGACTCTGGAAGGGGATATGTAAAAGGTAATGTCCAGTTCGTATGTCTAGCTATAAACTACGCCAAGAATAATAGGTCTGACGAAGAAATGAAACTATTTATAAGAAAGATACGATCCAATGGACCAGAACACCTTCAACAAACTACAGCGAGAATTCAAGAAGTTTCTTGATATTCAAAAGCACCCACAAAAAATCACCGAAAATATTAGGAGTGAAGGACAATCCCCAACCAACGTGGCGATAGAAAAAACTTCCATATTTGGGAAAGACGATGCTCCAATTGGCTATCGTATCATTACGACTGACAAAACTGGAAAACAAACTTATCGCATAGTATCGCCAGTATGATTCGTCTAACCGAAATCCTAGATCGTCCCGAGACAGGCAAACCTTTCAAAAAGGTTGTCTATCGTGGCGACGATGAAGAGTTTGCTGAGTTTGACCCCGAGAAGATTGGACGTAAAGGATTTGAAACAGTGGGGTTTTGGTTCTCGGGTACGTACGATGCCGCAGGGTTCTATGGAGAGCATGTACGTCCATTTCAGATTACTATGAAAAACCCTCTCATATTCACGGGAGAAGACTTTCGCAAAGCATATCCCAAAGGTCCACCTTGGCTAGCCCAAATTGCCAAAAACCGTGGACATGATGGTTGCGTGATTCTGGATATTATGGACGGAGACCGATGGAGTGATGTCTATTGCGTTTTTGATAAGAGCCAGATTACTCCAGCCACTTCTTCATAAAACTCTTGAAAGCAGATTCTTCAATGAATGGGGCGTGGTTTTCCCATACACGTTCCATTCCTTCCTTCACTGTATCAAAGTCCGTCCATTGAGGAAGTGTTCCTGATGGACCTTTCTTTCCTGTAGAATACTTACCAGTTCCATCGGCATAGAAAACAATCTTCTCGGTGCCTTTGCCGTAGAATTGATGACCTTGATTATCATATTGAAGTGTGAATCCAATAGATTTAAGTGTTTCGGCATCTTCATCAACGAGAGCGATTGGGGTTTTCTTGAAAAGCTTCTGGGTCTGCCAAATGTTTGAATAGTCCATTCCTGAATATGGCATTTCACCCGTGACTTTCTTTCCCTTCTTTTTATTTACATCGGCAGGCACCATGATGAAGTTTCCATCATCTTCTTTCTGGTTATCCCACAACCACTGAACCATTGCTTTTGGCGTATTCCAAGAGGTCTTATTCTTCCCTTCGTGTGTCCAATGACTCATACCATCAACGTGGAATACTACAGCATCTCCTTTGTTATTGAAATACACGTTGCTAAATTTTGGTTCGTGTTCGGCACCCGTGTACATCATTTGAAATCCAAGTTTCTCCATCGTAGCATGATCTTCGGGGACAAGTTGAATAGTATCTGTTTTACTATACTTACCAGACTTCATTTCGCCTTTACCCCATGCTTCATAATCAAAATCAGACCACGGCATCTTTGCTTTTGGAGTCGTTCCTTTCAGATGAGCAATCAATTCTCCATCCGTAGCAAAGGTTTTCGTCACTTTACCCTTGCGATGAATAATGTTTCCATTTTGAAGGAAAATGATGTAGTCTTCGTATTGTTTCACATCATTTTTCTGATAGAGTTTGACTCCATCCACCCAAGTATATCCCAGTTCAGTAGTTAATTTGTGATGGGTAGGAACTTTTGCCTTGACACGAAGCGATTCGTCTTGCATAGGATGCTTCTTTTTCTTGGCAATATCCAATGCTGCTCCCGGCTGGAAATCATATTTCGCTTTGATGACTTTGAACGCTTCTTTCGTAGTGTTATTACCGACAGTACCGTTGATGAAATACCAAGTCCATCCACTATTCTTCACTTGGAACTGGTCCTTGTTTGGATGGTTGTACAATTTTTCATCTGGCAGCCATTCAAATCCCTGTGCTAAGGCTGCGGTGTGGTCGGCAGTATTCAGCATCAATCCTTCATCTTCGGCAAGATTATCAGTCTTGGTATTTGGATAGTTTTTGTAATTGAAGTATCCAGTGTAGTCTTGGGGTGATCCCGCATAGTTGCCGATATGATCTACCCACATCAATACACCGCCCACGTCTTGAGAAATGTAATACTTTCTCATATTGGTATCTGGGTCTGGATAGAAGTAAGCGACGTATCCTTCATCTACACGAATGGCTTCCCACTTCATTGGATCTCCATAATTTTTGGTATAGAGAGCAATACCATCAGAATATGAAAACCCATAGCTTCGTATTTCAGCATCCTCGGCATCAATAGCTTGTTTAGCTGTCGGAGATTTCTTTGGAGCATATGGGGCGTAGTTCTTCAGCTCATTGGGTGCAGTGAAATAGTCTTGACTGCCGCCAGCTGTTATCAAATCTTCAATACTTGGTGCTTTTCCCTGACTTGGCGAAAATAAGAAGTGAGCAACTGCATCCTTGAGTTTAGAAAACTTACTATACGGAATGAAGTTATTTTCATTAGTCCACGCTCCATATGCGACAGTTCCATCTTCATTGATTGCCAGCACTTCTTTTGTTGTAGATTTGAAGTACGTCAGTTTTACTGCTGATGTTTGCCAATGTTTGGGGAGAACTGTTTCAGGCGGAACTTGTTCAAATCCCATTTCGGTAAGTTGATCAATATATTGAAGCGGTGATTGCCCCATTGGAGATTCTGGCGGTGTTCCTTCTGGGGTTTTGGGAGTTCCACCATCACCACCCGACTTCCATCGGTGCCACACAAACTGAAGAATCTCAAGGATTGTACCTTGCTTTATCTTCTTGGGGTCATCACCCGATGGATGTGGATTGGCAGGATCGTCCGTATCTTCCCAAATAGCATTGCCAGTGTTGTAGCACGTCACAACTTCAAACCAAGGCTCCATGTCAGGAGGAAGATTTGCTCCCTTTACATTGGCAGGGTCATCCAATGGAAGTTCAAACTGTTGTGCTTGATACTTGGGTTCTTTCTTCTTACCCTTCTTCTTTTTCTTCTCTGCCTCTTCCAGATTCGGTGTTTCATCTGCGGCAACATCCTTGATATAGTTGAAAGATGTACCGTAGGCATTCCACTTAAACCCGAGGTTTTTGAGAACGCTTTCGTCTTGGTCATTCAATCTGATTTCTTTGACATCTTCTTCTTCGTGTGGATATTCCTTGGCATAGTCAGCACCGCTAAATGGGAAAGCATCTTTTTGTAGTTTCTCTTTTTGAGCATTTGGACTATACTTCACCACAATAAATCTCAAAGCATGAGGAATGTGCTTGAAGTCATCAATCACATCACCAGAAGATTCTTCATAGAACTTAGCCTTACCAGTATCGTAGAACCTAATCCAGTCCCCACGCTCATTGTTGTACTGATGATTGACCGAAGGAGACCATATAAATCCACACTTGGCAAGCAATGCAGTATCATGCTCATTCAAAGGAATCAAATCTGCATTTGCTTCATCACTATGAGTCTTGTAATCTTCACCGCTCGGTTTCAGTTCATCTTCTTCCAGATCTTTCTTCTGATCAATTGCTCCACCTTTTCCGATAGAGAGTATCAACTTGGACTTGTTATTGGTAGCAGAATGAGCAATCGTATTGTCTTTCTTAATCCAGTAAATGTGATACTTGTTGTATCCCATCTGTGGAGTTACTACAACTGCTTGATACACATCGTAGTTAGAATAAACGCCCGTTGTTTCATCTACTTCAAATCCTTTTGCCATAAGTTCGTCATGGAAAGCCGTGCCTTCCATACTTCCGCCTTTGAGTTTTTCTGCCAAGCGGAGAATCTTGTCAAAGATTTTGTCTCGGCGAGAAAGGTAAGCACGAGAGAAGATGGCATCCAATTCCTCTCCATTCATTTGTGGTGAGCATTGATCAAAGATCTTATCCAAGAACTTTGTCAAATTCTCCGAAGTCATCTTGACTTCTTTCATTCCCTTTTCGGTGGACCACAACATTCCCAATGGATAGTATTTGAAATAGAACTCTCCACTGGTATGTTCATACACTACTCCATCCGTTTTGTGTTTCGGATCAAATCCAGCTTGGTTTTGTTTATCCCAATACTCAGATGGAAGCAAAACAGATTCTTTCCCAAGGTCGGTCTTAAATCCTGTTGGCGTATGTGGTTTCTTAACCTCATCTTCAACTGGCTCATAATTCAAGAACTTCTGTGCGTGAGTAGTGAGATAGTGAAAGAGATTATTTACCGTGAAGAAAGTATAGAGTTTTTCTCCCTTAGTTGTTGCTTGACGAATATACCACGGTGGTTCCAGTTCTTCGGTATCAGCTTCCACTTTACCGATGGCAAACTTCATTTGATCACCAAGAGAAATGACAATCTCACCCGTACCCTCTCCACCTTGCGGAACTGGTGAAACATTGTACTTGAACAGCATATCACTGTAAGCGTGAGGTTGATACTGCCCAAGGAAGGTGAACTTGGTATTCATCAACGGAGCACCTTCATTATAGGTCAACTTACTCTTGTTACCAGAACCATGTTGTATCCACTCAAGAGCTTGGTCAATTTGCTGCCACTGAGATATGCTTCCGCCATCATAACTCTGTAGCATAGCACCATGATAGTGCTTGTAATTCGGGTCTATCTCATCGGCAAGTCCGATATTTGGGAATAGTAAGCGTCTGTCCTTCAATACATTAACGTAAGCATTTGGTTTGCCACTAACCCACTTCGGCACCCACTTGTAACCAGCCTTCGTCAAAATTGCTTCATCCGCTCTTGTTAAACGAATGGTTACAGAATCTTGGGATGGACCAACTGCATCATAGTAATTGAAGGAATATGGACCACCCTTGATTGGTGCGAATTTCTTGGCAATATCTTTCAAGGCCCATTCTATCTCATTCCACGAGTGCGCTATCGTTTTGTCTGGATTGACCAGAGTTACTGGCGTCTTATCAATCTTCTTCTTGTTGTAGAAAATGGCGTACTGACCCGTAGTTGTACAAAGATAAAGGTGAAGTTTTGGCTGCCACAAGAATCCGTGGTCTTCCAATAGTTGATCATGCTCTTTCTTTAGACGAATACCATATGCTTCGTTGTCAGGTGCTACATCATCATAGTAATGCTTGCTATACTTTTTCTCGTCCGTCATCTTTTCAGGATGCTCTTTGAGATAGGCAATAACACCCGCAATGTTCGAAACAATATGAAACATCGTAGTGTGCTTTTGGTCAGCAGTAATAAAGTCAATGAGGTTTGATTTATCAGTATCAGCCAAAGTAGCAATCGGTGTATTCTTATTGGCATTGAGACTCTTGTTGTAGAAGATAACTCGCTTACCAGTATCCTTGTGAACGTACGCAGAAGGTATTTGACTTTCTCCCGCAGGCACCCATACCCAATCCATTGCCTTCATGATATTTTCGTCTTCCTCGGTCAGACGAATGCTGTATGCCATTTGATCTTCCCCAAGGTCATCGTAGTAGTGTTTAGAATACTTTTCCTTGTTTAGGTAGATGTAGTTAAGATAATTTTCCAACAGATAGAACTGTTTGAACTCTTTCGGGTCTCCGAAAAGAGGAGTGAAATGACATATTCCATTCTCCCAAACAGAAATTTTCGTTCCATCTGGATGCTTATAATCTTTCCTCTTCGGTTTGGTCTTATACTCACCACCCGAAGAATCAAATCCTACATCAAGCAACTTATTCCACAAGTCCTTCCATTGTTGTGCCAAGTTTGGATCTGATGGAAATCCTTGATTTTCAGGACTTTGCTTCAGTTTATTGGCATAAGTTGTCATCAAGAACTCTTTGAGTTCTGTCAGATTGGAGAAGTCAACAGCGTACCCCTTTATATCTCCAAGGGAAGGAACTTCATATTTGGATGATTTGTCATCATAAATGGTAATGGAAACGCCGGGTGCCTCGGAATGTTTGAAAACCATTGCCAGTACGTCTCCCGGCTTAGCACCATCATATTCAAATCCTGCCGTTGAAATGATGTTATCAAGATCATTATCTCCAGTCTGACCTTTGAGGAAAGAAGGTTTGGAACCAAATTCATTTATACCCAAAAGTTCAGAAATGACATACGCAGTATCAATAGCATCATAAAGAAGCTTTTCTGAATGTCCGGCGAACTTGAGATGATAAGAACCATCTTGCTTGAACTCTATGTAGTTTCCTTTGTTATCAGTATAGGTCGCAATAGTTCCTTGTGGAATTGGACTCTGCATGAGAATCTCAAACTTGCATGATTGCATTACCTTTGCTAAGAATTTTCCAGCCTCTTCCTTTGGACCGTGTTTCGTATTGAGATATGTAATCAAATTGAGAACACTGTCCAATGTGAAATCTCCCGCATCATATTTGGAAGAAACGTGTCCGGGGTAAACAGATACCGTTCCATTTGCCATGTTGAGGTTAATGGTGTCATCATGCTGATTATACCACGACACCATGTTCTCTCCCAACTCCGAACTTTGGTATCCGTATTGTTTAAGCAAATCAATAGCTTCTTTGCTTAGATGTTCTGCCTTATTGCAGTGTTCTTTCAACCATTCAATAAGAGACATGGCATTCGCAAATTCTTTCCATTGCTGAGTATGCCCACCAAAGTAAACAATAAACGTATCATTGTTATGCCAAACTACTCGGTCATGAGTCTGTGGATTGTGATAGATTTGTCCTCCCGCTATGCCCTGATTTGGACCCTGATAAACAAATCCGGCAGATTTCAGAACATCGGGGAGTTCTCCCGTTTCGTCAACATCTGTATTCGTAAGATGTGCCAGCTGAGTAAGTTTGGAGAAATCACTCTGAATGTAATTCTTCATCGCCTCAAAATTGACGAAGTACTGTGTGGATGGGTCTTGTCCCCAATCTTCATTATAGAGAATGATCTTATATCCGCTTGATTTTGTCTTCCATACCGTAAACAATAGGTTGTACATCGTATGTCCACCCTCTTGTTTAACTTGATTTGTGTCCAATACGTTAACGATGCCATCATTACCACTCATTACATGCAGGTCGGGCATCTTCGTCTTAATAAACGTCTCTATCCATTCCTTTTCATCTTCGGTTAATGTATCGGACTTAGTTGAGGCGAAAAAGTCTTGTAGATAGGAAATGATATGATTGTAAGCAGTCAGAAATGAAGGATGACTATCAGAAAGTTTCCATTCACCATCAACCTTGGCATTGATTACATATTCTCCATTCTTTTTCTTGAGAGATATGATTTCTTTATTGGTATCTTTTTCATGATCCGTCAGAATGCGAAAAAAGACTTTTGGTTTTCCAGTGGTTGATGCCTTCTCCCACTGCAATTTTGGATGGTGTTGTTTGTAAGGAGCAATCGCAACCTTCAATGATCCCACTTCTTCTTCGGACAATTTATTGGGGTCGGGGGATGGAGGAGGTTGACTGTATGGCACTGGTTCGCCTTGTCCACCACCAAAATAAGTCTCCAACCACTTATGAAGGGCATCATACATTCCTTCAAAAGAATCTCCATCAAAGATATGATCCCACGTACTGCCCATCACTTTATAAATGGCAAATACATCCTTGAATTTGCGGAGAGCTAGCAAACGAGACCCCATATTGGATGATAGAATCCAATGTGGTACTTGTGCTTCTTCTGTTGACGACTTAGCAACAGTCAAGTACTCGGGTTTCAGTGGTGGAATTGAGTATTTAGATACCAAATCCTGTAGCTGTTCTACTTGTTGACTTGAAAGATTGTCTTCACCTTCGGGAACTTTCTGTGCATCCTTAGTCAGAAGAATATCAATGACATCAAGTAGATTTTGGAAAGTTGAAACCGTTTGAACGGGTTTGTCATTAGTATCATTGACTTGATAATAGTTACCGAGTGCTCCTACCTTAAAGACAACGGGATATTTCGCAGGAACAGTTTCGTCTTTTGGCTTCTTGTAGATTGCTACATAAGGAGTTGTCTCGGGGTCTAATCCTTGATACTGGAACCAAGAGCACATGTACTTCGGATGTTTCTCTCCAATCAAATCCTTGATCTTACCATACTCTTGTTGCGTTATTCCGTTATGTTCACCAACTGGTTCCGCTCCAGTTTCCAATCCACCAATATCTCCCGGTCCAAAGGTAGAAGAAAGGAAGTTGTTTAGCTCAGCAAGGGTAGCAAACTTAAAGAGATTGGCATTTTGTTGAGTCGCAACACTCTTGTAATAACCATCGGAAGTACCATCGGAATAGACGTTTACAACATCACCATCTGCATTCTTATAGGTAATGCCTACCTTTGCGGTAGCGGGATGACCAATCTTTTTGAATCCACCGGCCTTGAGGTTCTTCTTCAGTTCCTCGACCTCGGGTTTGGATTTCTTCTTTAGGAGAGTTCCGGCTTCAGGTTCAGCCGTCGCTAACTTTTTTTTTTGATCCGGATATTCCGTTTCCAAATAAGTCAACAGTTCTGGAAGATTCTTAAAGGACTTGGTAGGGCCATTGTAAATATTGAGTACAGATGAACGATCTGGTTTGATATTCAAACTATTCTGTCCATCTTGGTATTGACCAGTCGTATTATCCCACTGGAATCCTGCGGCATAGATTTTCGAATCAAACAACCCACCGGCCTTAATACCTTTTCCACTAAGATTGACAATACCTTGTGGAGAAGGTTTAGGTGGAGTTTGTACTGGTTTTCCTCCCGCTTTGATTGGGGAAACTTTTGTTTCAGGAGTATAATTGGCTGCTAACCACGCCAACATTTTTTGAATAGTAAACTTGACGACAGGAGCACCACCCGAAGTTTGAGCAGTAAAGATGATTTTTGCGGTGTCATTAGGATAGAATTTGACTGTATCACCAACACCTTTATGGATATACCATACGTCTTGGCTGATCATCTTTGGTTCAAATCCAATTCCCTTCAACGTTGCTTCATCCTCGGTAGTAAGACGAATGGTATGTTTTGGTGGAGTAGCAATACCGGCGTGCATTTTGTACACTGCTGGTGACGTTGCATTTGCAGGCATATTGGATGTACTTCCAATTATAGATGGTGTAATCGCCGTGACAGGAGAGAAAGATGTCTTTACAATTAACGAATCCCAATTATTCTTAATGAAATTGTACGCCTTTGTAAAATCTTGGAATGTCCATTTTTCACCACTTCCAATAGAAGTATAATGTTTGACTACATATGGTTTACCAAATGCAGGAGAATGCATCTTTCTTCCAATACCAAATAGCGGTGATTCCAATGTACTGTTAACTCTGACATTGTACATTCCTTTATCATCTTGATACACACCATAATTTCCCTTAGCACCGACCAGTGTTTGAAGACTATGTTGTTCTGAAGGATCAAGATAGTAATCTTTTGATGGAGCAACCGTTGGAGTAGTAGATGGGGAGGAAACTGCTTTTGAAGTTGCACCGCCCAGTTGTGACATTGCCGTTGCCTTATCAGGATACTCCATTGCATCCTTGGTTCTACTTAAACACTCTTCGAACGCTTTTTCAAAGTCTGTAAACTTAGCATAATACTCTGCAAGATCTGGTTCTGGATTCAAGTATGTAGTCAAAAATGACCCATCGGTGAAAGCGTACAGAACAAATCTCTTGTCGCCCGAGAAGTATGCTTTGTAGTACTTGCTCTTACTTCTCCATCCCATTTTGGCTTGGTCAAGCAACTTCTTTTCTTTTTCTCCATCCAATTTAGTACGAGTATGCGCTTGGATATAGAGATCTTTCTCAGAAGGTGGTTTCCATCCAGCAACACCATGAGCGGCAACGGACTTCATGTCTTGGGCAATTGGACCCTTGACATGATCCATCATGGATTTGAAATCTGGGAAAACTTGTGTATCTGCGTCCAGACTATCTACGACAGAAAACATTCCGTTCGTATGTGCTTGGATAGTGTAGGTTCTGCTAACATGTCCACCCTGCTTATTCTCAAATGGAACATTTGCAACAAAAGTATTTCCACTTGGTTGTACTGGCAATCCCTCAAACTCCTTCATTTCTTCTGGAGTAAATGGGCGATTTTGACTATTCGTTACCGCACCAATGTTCTTTTGAATCTCGGCATTCCCCGGCAGATACTTCAAAACTCGGAGGATGATATTTCTAACGGAAGGGGATACATCTGGTAGATAACGAGCAACATGAGAAACTTTCGAGCGGCGATCAAGAACATTTTGAGGAATGTACATTCCACCCTTGTTCAACAATGCTCCATTGTTATGTTGCAAATCGAAAATGTGGTCAACCAATCCTGCGATTTGTTGTAAATTGTGAATCTTCGCCTCGGGAACGAGTTTCAAAAATGCCACAACACCCGCACCCCATTTAGGTCCACCATATCCACCGCCCCAAGGGACATTATTGTAAGCAAGAACAATATCTTCCCACGTCAATCCAGACTTATTGATGGCCTTGTTGACTTTCTTAATGGTACTTGGACTAATTCTACCCGAAGCATAATCTTCATGAAGTTTCTTTGCCTTCTTGCCAAATGGGTCTTCGGGGTCAAATGGTGCTCCGGTTTCAGGTTCCCAACCGGGATAATCAGGAATCTCCTCACCCTCGGGTTCTTCTATATCAGCTGGCGGTTCTTTAGAAATATCTATTGCTGACGGATCTTTATCAATGTCGTAAGGCTCTTCTTCAGGTTGTGGCGCAACTTGAGGTTCTCCTTTACCAATCAAATCCGCAGGGTCTTTTCCTTCATCACCCGTCATCTTGCTGTAATAGCGAGAAAATAAAAGCAATCTCTTTACAGAATCGGGATGTGCCTTCATGGACGGAAGATGTTTATCAATAAGTTGCTTGAACTCGTCATTGGTCAATGTCTTTTTTGACTGATAATGAGACAAGACTCTCTGACGGAATCCCGACCATGCAGAGGAGTGGTTAATCAAGTGACGCAACTCTTGTACGAGTGTAAGACGAAGATGTTGAAGAAGTTTACGAGCAAGATGAATCGTAACCTCTTGATACATATTCTCGATGGTTCGTACCAACATGTCTGGCAAAATAACTCCTGACATTGGTTCTTCAATATCTGGCCAGTTTGCGGTGCTGGCAAGAGTCATTTTGATTGGGTCAAACTTTACCTTCTTGGTGTGGGGGTCAACCAATGCTTTCCAGAATGCCTTCTCTTGCTCGGGCGAGTATTCTTTTTCTACATCATCCGCAGAAGTATCTTCTGGTTCTTCATCTGCTTCTTTGACTGGAGTTTCGGACGATGGTTTTTCGGGTTCATTTTCTTTTGAATAATAATCGTGAGCAGCACCAAACAAAGACCCAAGTTGGCGTTGCATCTTCTGTTGGGGAGTCAATCCTTCGTAAGAACTTCCAAACATGCGATGGAGAAATTCCATCGCATAGAAGTCATAAAACATACGAGTTGCCGCTTCACGGGTTGCGGTATCGGAACGTCCAGATTGAGTAACGTCAATGTAAGGCGGGGTGTAATGCATTACTTCCGCCAAAAGAATTTGTTGTTTTAGAGAAATGGCCATACTCGTACAGGTATAAATATGAAAAGAAACCTCTATTCCAACGATAAATATAGATGGTGGAGGCGATAAGATTGTTTATTTGACTATTTCTCCTATCGTCTCCACTATGTATTCATATGAACACAACAACACTTAGATGCCATGAATGTGGCGACTCATTTGATAAGCCAACGAAAGAAGTGGTTCGATCAAAAAAACTTGGAAGAAAACATTTCTGTTCTCTAACCTGTAGTTCAACATATAGAAACAAACATCGTTCTACGGAGGAATGGAAACAACATAACTACAAAATCAAAAAATATGCCGGAAACAGACGTGATGACTATTCACCATTCAGAGTATATCTCTCCAAAGGAAGGGCATCTATGAAACAACATCATAATGATTTAGATGTAGAATATCTCCGACAACTGTGGGAAAACCAAGATGGAACTTGTCCCTATACAAAAATAAGAATGCTGCTTCCAAAAACATCGGGCGATTCATTTCGCTCTCCTAAAAAAGCAAGTCTGGATCGAATAGATTCCTCGAAAGGATATGAAAGAGGAAATGTTGAGTTTGTATGTTGTGCTATCAATTTAGCAAAAAACTCTTTCACCCGAGAACAGATGAAAGAGTTTTTGAAAGAAATTGTGGTGGAGCCGCCGGGAATTGAACCCGGGTGTTGAATTTTTCTCAAGTAAAGCAGCTACACGTTTTTATGATTTTGCAATTCTTCTCACCCAAAACCATCAAAACTCAGTGAGGTATATCCAGCAATCTGTGCCAGCTATCAGTCCGACAATCAGCACCATCGGCAGTGTTCTCGCTAGTTTAAGCGCAGTAGGATGTGTTAGCGAGAATTATCTCCTACTTAATGCTGCTTAGGCCAAGGCCAGTTCAGCATCAACAGACTGATTGACTTCCTCGGTAAGGACGAAATCAAAGTCCACAGCGGCCAGTTCGTTTAGACGATTGGCAATTGATTTTTGGTCTTCTTTTTTAAGAGGCCAGATGACCAACCTCTACGTGCTCTCTACTCTCAAAGAACTCAGTCGAAACCAGTACGGCCCCACTGATGCGTATAAATATGCCAGAACTGACTCAAGAAGTCAACTCTTTTCGAAAAATACTTTTCTCCTGCCCCTGCGGTCCATATAGAAGATCCGTAATCAGAACACTTTCCAACTGGTCTGACTTCTCACTTTCATATACCAACTTTCCCTTGAAAGTAAAACGAGTGTCTGCCATCGTCGGCACATTGGATTCTTTTGCTGCCATCCAAATGTAGAACGCCCCACCCGTTAGGTGCAAGCGAAGAATATCTACCTTAATACCATCAACCAACTCGGAAACTTGTTTTCGGGAATCCAATTGTTTATTAAATTCTTCCACAGCATCATCCCATAATTCAGCAGGAATACGTATGTGGTGCAATCCATGAGGGATTTCTACACCGACACGAAAGTTTGTGCCTCGATTCATAATCACACTTTGACTATTGAAGCGCATTGTAACCTATTTTTAGAAGTCTGTCAAGTTTATCTTCGATTGCCGTAGCTTCTGCCAAAATCGCTAACCCACTGAGTCAACTTATCGTTGACTTTATTCCACATACTCTCTTTTGGAATAATACTGTATCCCCGAATGTAATCCTCACTATGTCCTTCCAAATCTCTTGGATGTTCTCCTCTATTCTTATCTTGAAGTGCATCACGCACTCCTGCCATAAAGGTGGGATTGACACGATCATTATCAGAAATGGTTCCCGCAATCTTTTTCTTTTCTTCAGGAGATAATCTTCCCTCTTGCATTTCCTGACTGAGCAAGTCTCGAATATCTTTATCAACCAAACCTTTGAGAAGTTCCCACTGAGCACTGCTCTTTACCTTATCCGCAGTTTCAAATGCTCGGTGCAACTCGGAATAGTTGGATATTTTCATAGGGTCCAACATAATCTTTCCACCCGTATTATGAATAGCGTTGTTCAATCCATTGATATTGACGAAAATCTGAGAGGGAGAAGTAGAGTGTTCCAGACCGTGGGTGTAGTCGGCAACCGCATTCCAAACATCATTACGTCTCTTCATGTCAGAGCGAAACGTTTTTGCCATCATTGTTTTCAAATCCGAAGTGCTTGGATTCTGAAGCATTGATACATCAAAGTCTGGGTCTATACGTTTACGTGAAACGTACTTGGCAATCTGTTTCGAAAGAAGATACTTGAAAAGTTTGAGGTACTTTTCTTTAAGTTGCCCAAGATAATAACTCTGAATCTCCTGTCCGTACGGCGTCCTTACAACTTCGGGATAACGAGATGATACAAACTCAAGATAGTACAAGTTGTAAATGTCCCGAGGATAAATGGTCCCGGTATCATGAATTTCCTTAATCAATGTCTTGAGTTTTGCCATACAGGTATAAATATCCCTTTATCGGCCATTCTGCACCATATTTATTGGGTGGTATGTACAACGATCTTCTGATTATCGCAGATGAGTTTATAGAACCACCCTCCGAGGTTCTACCTTTTCGAACCATCACCATGCTCGCACATGACAACTTGGGAATGGACATTCTACTCCACACCACCCAAGACATGAAAGACATTTGCTATCGCTGGATGAAACCCCGTGGGATGATGGATTACGTAAATTACATCCTTAATGAATGGGAATATGAGGAAGGAATCCGATTGGATGTACTTGGAATTTTCCCTTATTGCATCGTCACCAAGGCAATAAGAATAGAAAACCAACTATCTTTACTTGGACAGATTAAGTCACTAGCAGGTAAATGAGAAACGCAATCCCGTGAGGTTGTGTTATCATCCAATAGTTAAGCATTAACAACAGGTTCATTTTGTTTATTCTTTGCTTCGGCAATCCATTCCTTCATTGCTTTCCGCATGAGGCGAAGACGACGATTTGTTCTACTATCCTCCGTACTTTCCAATGACTTTTGCACGAGTCCTTGCAACTCGACCAGCAGTAGTAAACGATTACGGGAGAATTTGTTCATAACATCAATACGTAGTATTGGCGGTGCCAAAAAAACAAAGGAGTTGACAACTTTCTCACTTTGATGTATAGTGCCGACCATGAATGACACAACATTGATTGATTCCACAACATCCGAGACCCCAAATGCTACTCCCCGAGCACGTATGAAATTCAAACTCATCTGTGCATCCAAGGTTAAAAAATTTGCTCTTGATGTTGCCAAGTCCAATCCTGCCGAAATCCGTGCCAAGATGTTTACCCGTGTAAGCGAGGAATTCCTAATGGCATGTGAAGCAAACCTCAAGAACTTCATCCATAGTCGGGTTCGCAGTCACCCCTCGATTGGTAAGACCCTGAAATAAGGCTTGACTCTTCCCTCGTTTTCGTGTACAGTGTCGCAAAATGAGTGTCCAAGTTAATCTAAAGCCATCAACCAACGAATCCAAATGGACCACTCTTAGAAGTGGTGATTTCGTTGTACTGGAAGGAACTGCGGAACATCCCATCCCCAGTGGACTCTATCGGGTGTTCATTGTTACCGAACCAGAACCTCCCCATCATCGGACTATTTTTATAGTGCCTCTTTTTGATGGTCCATTCCAAGACAACCTGTTTCCATACATGTTGAACAATTTTCCACTACCAACTCTTGTCCAACGAATTGGAAAGTTGAACATTGAAGCGGAGGTTATGACGTGAGAATTCTAACGATTAGACCGACCAACATGTACTATGTCAATACGGTCTTTTACCCTGCGGGGGAACCGTTAGAAGAAAACCCAAAAACGGGTTACTGGATGAACTATACGGATACCGAATGGAATAAGTATTCCATTTGCTATACCGAGAAACAAATTGAGGATGAAGTCAAACGTGACGGAGTGTTTAAGCCATTCATTCCCTTCTGTATGACCCCGCATCCACAGATGAAACCATGAAAGTCGTAGGAACATATAGCGGCGTCGTGACAAAGCTGGCATCACCGCCAGATTTGTCATTGGTCACTTTGATTGAAGAAGGCACCGGCAAAACCATTGAGAATACAACGGCGGTGACAGAAAAACTTTTGGAGCGTGATCTCAAGGAAGGCGACTCCTTCAAAGTCACCGTGTACCAATCAATGGATGGAAAATTGTTGGGGGAAATCGAAAAGGTATGAGTTGGCAAGATTGTACGAATGGTGCATACGAAATGGGCGGTGGTATCTTTATGCTGCTCAATTGCCTCAAAACGTACTGGGATAAGGAAGTTAAAGGTATCTCCATCATCTCCATGATTTTCTTTTGCTCGTGGGGTTACTGGAATCTTTATTACTACCCTCACCTGAACCAATGGATAAGTGCCCTCGGTGCCGCAATTCTCGTACTATTCAATACAATCTGGATTTGTATGGCAATCTATTACACTCGGAAAAACAAGCTGAAAGCAAAGGAATGGAACTCAATATGAATCAATTCAAAACACAAGAAGAAGCAATTGCTGCCTGTAACAAAGGTTGTGATTCTGCATGGTCACGATTCGCCGAAGTCAATAGCATCAAGGAAGAAATTGACAAGGTTGCCTACTCCATCGCCATGAATGTATTCAAAGCAGGATATATGGCTGGTGCAGCATTTATCAGCAGCTACATCGTGGAAGGTATGAAAAATCATGCCAAAAATCCGGTCATTGAACCTAATGACTCACCTTCAATATAATGATACGAAGCATTTTACAATGGGTATTCTCAGTTGGCAACGAAAAGATGATAGAAGAATGGAAAAAACAATTTCCAAACCGATGCCTCGTCTGCTCTTACCAGTCTTTCGGATACCGAGAAGGTTTGACCGATGACCCAAATCCACCACCACACGAATGCATTTATACAAAGAAAACACATGAAAAAGTCACAACAAACCAAATGTCTTGAAGAAACGATTGACCTCGTAACAACCGAGAATTGGGATCTCAAAGACCGAGTTCGTAAGCTGGAGACCGAACTTTCCCGTGCCCTAGAACAACTCAAGGGAGCACGAGAACTTCAACAGCGTCTCCAATCTTCAGGCAATGAAGAATTGCGCCGTGCGTGGGATAAAGTCAACATTGCGGAAAAAGAACAAGAACGTATCCAAAACAATTACGAGCACGCCCAACAAACCATCCGCCAACTCAATGCCAACATGGAACTGGCAAAGAAGGAAGTGGAAAAACATAGCAAGGCACATATTGCCGAAGAACACTTTGCCAGAAAGCTGGTGGAACTCTGCAACGAAAATAACCGCCTCCGTGCCGACATTTGTACTCTGAAAGAACAGGAAAAAGCAGCATGTGAAATCATGAATGCCAAGTTGGAAAGCGTTCCCGAGTATAAAGCATACCAAACACAAGTCACCCGCTTGCTCGACCAAATCCGTACCTACGATTGTCAAAAAGCAATGGTTACTGTCGGTAACGAAGAAATTCCTGAGTGTGGTAACTGTATCTCATGCCAACTTAAACAAACCAAGAAGATTCTCGAACAAACTGCCGAGAATCTGGCAAAGCGCAACTCCGAATTCAACGAGTTGAGTAAACGATTGAAAGATATCGAAGAATCTCACGAAGAAAATCGTAGATTGCTCCAATCTCTCCAAAACCAATCCGATCTCCGAAGACAATTGCTTATGAGCGCAATGGGTGCCTTCGAACAAATTTCCCGCTCGTGGATGTGGGAAGTTAAAGGAATTGCTGCCAAGGAACTGGACGCAATCATCAAGGAACTCAAAGAGAAATCAATGCCAGAATCCTTGCTCCTATGACACCACTCGAATATGGCAATATGTTGCTGGAAGAAGGTAAAGAACTCAATTACCAGCAAAAAGTCCTATCCGCAGACCTTGCTTGGATAAAAGAACGACTGGATGCGGTCACTGCTAAATTCACCTTGGCAACCACCATCGAAGAACGGAATACCTTGGAAAAAGAGATGGAAATGATCCGTCGCAAATTCAAACTCAACGTGGAAGAACAAACCAAGGCACAACAAAAGTTGAAAGAATTTGACCTGAAACTCGCCGCATTCAAAGGCGGCCTCGGCACATCATGAATATCGAACAAATAGAAGCACAACTCCAACAATATGACGGCAATACCGTCTCTGTCGCTGTTCCCATCCGTGGTACAGTCCACCTTCAATTCTTCGGTCCCCTCCATATCACCCACAACTGGGAAGACCGAGATGGATTTATCCTGTACAGTCTCCGATTCATGCCCGATCAAGTCATCGCTTTCCGCTCGGCAGATGTAATGAAAATAGTCACCAATACCAACCCCAATGACGAAGAAATAGCAACCATCTACCTCAACGGAGACGATCAAAAATTTCACCCCAGCTTCTTATGAAAGAATTCATTAAATTATTGCTCGCAATCGCCTTATTCATCTTCATCATTCTCATGATAGGAACTGGTGGCGGTATCCTTAGTCCAACATTCTGGGCATTACTATGAAATACGATTTCCCCAATAGTCCCTATTGGCAATACGTTGACGCTGTGGAAGCCTTGGATAAAGAATACAAGACAAAACGAGATGCCCTCAAAGCAACCCTCAAGGAAGCACAGGCCAAATGTGACCACCCCAAAACCACCTATCACCCCGACCCATCCGGTAACAACGATTCTTATACCGAATGCGACGTGTGCGGCAAAGAAATATGAAACTCAAAACTTATGACTATACAATTTCAGTCAAGATGAATCCACCCAATTCATCACTCGAAATTTGGTCCACTATGATTATCAAAGCCATCAGCGTAAACAGAGATCAAGCACTAAAAGTTGCTCAAATCCTCTATCCAGATTATACTGTGCTCGATGTCAAATTTCACCTATGAAATACCTAATCGTATTCCCACTCATCTACTTCGTCTTCTTCTACAAAGGCGAAGGATTCTTCTTCCGCCTCGTGGACTGGATTCATCCAAAGATATGTAACCTCATGTATCGCCTCCTCAAATGAAACATACTATCAATCTATCACCCCTCCGCTATGCCGTTCATCACTGCGATAGACTCAATCGCCTCGACCACGGTTTCATCGTGGTGACAGATGAACATATCTCATACCATCAATGGCATAATTATAGCGATGGCTCCCCGGGAGGCTCCGCCGATGGCGTCCTTGCTTATGTTCATGTCGTAGATGAACACTTCATCGTCGGTGACATCAATGATAAACCCATCCATGTCTTCCATACCTTCGAAGAACTCAGTCAATGGGCATTCAAAACTTTTAACCCAACCATCCCCAAGAAACCCCTCAAATGTTGCCTCCCCGCCTATAAACGAAATGATGTCCAAGATCACATCAAATCCATAGACAAAAGATTGCAGTTCTATTAACCAACGCCGCAGGCATACGCCGGACACTCTACAAAATATAAAAAGACATAAGCATATGAAAATAGGTGAACGTATCAAAGCCGCCATCGCCCTTAATCCCGAAATTGCTAAAAATCGTGCCAAACTTCGGGCACTCTACTACTTGCATAAACATAACCCGAAAAATACACGTATCAGCATATTCGGAGGACATTCCTATACCGAAGTCTCCCTCTACCAAAAAAGTCGGAGATACGGCGAAATACAAATCGGCAACGTCATAATGTCACCCCTTTCCCATACGCCCTATACCGAAGGTCTTAAACAACTCGCCGATAAAGGCATCTCCGGTATCCCCGGTGTCGCCCTCAGTTGCGTAAAAAAAGTCCTTGACAATCTGAAAGAATCTGCTAAACTGTAACCATGCCGAAATACCGTTTGATAGAATCCCACAGCGGCGACCCTTCAACCGTTAAATCGGAATTCACCGCCTGCTCCGATGCCGAGGCAATTGAAATAACCCGCAAAGAACGTAAGAAGAAAGAAAACCTCTACTCCTACCTCTGGCTGGAACGTGTCAATGGTAAACAGACCATTGTGAATATCCCTGTGGCAGATAAACAGTAATCCCCACATTGCCACTGCACCTTGAAGTCAGTACCGAACCTATAATAATTCAGTAGTGAGAATCTTCTCTATCTGTTCCAATTGTTTATAGGTTATCCTTACCAATTTCAGATTCTTTGTTAAAGCATACTGTGTTTTTATACTATCACGGTACTGAATATCCTGTAAATCAGCTAAAGTCATCTTCCATCCACCCAACATACCGAGACGAAAATGCTGTTCTCCATCATACTCTATGACCATGTTCTGTTGAGGAATATAATAATCGAATGCAAGCTTACGTCCACTTTTTGGATTTACACAATCTGTAAACTTATGCTGTGATAGATGACCAATACCATGTTTGGTCAAGAACATTCTGATTCTCTTTTCTCCGTGCGATTCCTTACACTTGCGACATCCTGAACCAGTTAAATGATCTTGAGGAAATTGTAAAAAATCTCCATGAGTCTTACACGTAATGATGACTTTCTGCAATGTTCCCTTGTAATCCACTTTCGAATAGTCGTAATGCATATCCCCATGTACCTTCTTCGCTTCTGCAAGAAAATTCTCCAATGTAGTCCTCGCTTTAGTCTGACCATCCTTCCAACATTTTTCACTACATGTAAGTCTTTCCGTAACCCTACGATCTATCTGAAAATCCTTTCCACAAAATACACAACTTTTCGTTTCTAATAGAGGTATCTTTACTTTACACTCCCGACACGGCTTCCCAACACTTTTCTGACATCTCTTTTTGTCTCTGTACGTAATCGTTTTTTGACATGTAGGACATTGCCGACTATATCCCTCTTGTTTTGTCCGTTTGACCTGTTCTGTATAACAAGGTCCACACATACCCACTTTGTTTTTCCTAGAAAGTTCCTTTGTCAGACATACTTTGCAAAAAGTCGGAGGTCTCCTTCTCTCAATAGCCATCTTTTCACTTGCACATTTTGTACATGGCGAATTCCTCGTAACCCCACACCAATACCCCGAATGCGTTGTGTAAACAATTTCTTTTTGACATAAAGGACAATTCCTCTTCCATGATGAAGGATCTCGTTGATCACATATCCGAACCGAAGGAAGATAAACCGACTGATAACACTCAAGACAGTATCCAGTCGTACTCTTTCTCCTCATCCGAATCTTGCGATTACATTGCTTACAATTACCCATTCATATAGTCTAGTTTATAAAAAGTAGATTGCCAACTTTTTTCATTTTTCCAGGATTTTTTTATTCGACTACCTTCCCCGACCTTTTTCTTATCCTACGAAAAATGGAATTTTCGACCTCTAATCTCACGAAAAGTTGCATTCTGGCCTTTTTCCACGCTCTAATCCCACGAAAGTTAACTTGCAACTTCGATTTCTACTTGCAACTTTAACTTGTTCCCGAACGGGAACATTCCACCTGTATCCACGTAGTTTCCCACCAGAAATTCCCGAGCGGGAATATGCCCTACAGCGCATAAAACGGATTTATCCCTTCTAGCGCATAAGTACATACTTATTTTTTCATTTCAATTTTCGATACTTCCGTATGTGAAGCTAGTCTCGGCGGGTGGGGGTGGGGGTCTATATTGGGGTATTCAGAAGCACCCATACCATATATGGGGGGTGGGTAGGGTTGGCATGGTTTATGCTGTAAATCGTTTATAGGCGTTTGCGATGCTCGCAAGGGTAAAGACAAAGGCGAGTCAATTAAGACTCGCCTTGCGCCAAGGGAAAGGGGTTTCCCCCTTGTTCTAGTCTTGGACTAGATACCATTTGCAACGGGGTTTGTAGCAAGGGCGGGGTTTATCTTCGTGCCCTTTGAGTTGAATCTTGCCAACCTTGCCAGTGCGAAACATAAAGATTGACAGATACGCTTCAATTGTGTGCAAGGGATAGCGAGTAGTGCCAGCGGTAAAGCGTGCTTTGACTTCGTTGGCAATTTCCCTTGTGAACATTGCCGCACCGATGGCGACCTTGCGGAGTTCGCTATCTTCAATGCCTTTCGGGAAGATTGCTTCCCGTTCCGTTAGGATTTCGGCAATGAGGGAAGCAATGCCGTGCTTTTCCGTTTCAAGATTGAAGTAGTGCCCTTGGAAAGTAGGGGAGCAATCGGCAACCGTTAGGACGTTGTTAATGTCTTGGGCATTGGAGAGTAATTCCCTACTCATTTGCACCGCATTTGCTTTTTCGTTTTTTGTTTTCATCGGTTTTGCTTTCGTTTCGTGTTTCACTATCTGCCAAGACAATGCCACACGCTCGAAATACTTTCAAGCGAAAAGTATAAAAAGATGAAAATATATTTTCATACCAATTGCCGAAAGTATTTGACTTGGCATGATGATTGCTTGTGAGCAAGTTGTGTGCCAACCGATGAAAGTTTTTCCTGCACCGACGCCCGGGCGGCCGCCGGGGCCGGGAAGTATTTCGAGCATTCGAGATGCTTTCGGTGAAACAGCTGGTCCTGAAGAGGATCATCTCCGAGGCCGGATCGGCTTAAGTATTTATAGGACTCGAATTACGTTCGGTGAAAGTGCCCCAAATCTACGAGATGTCAATGGGTAAAAATGAAAAACCCGCTGGCAGCGAATCCAGCGGGTTGAGCACGAAACGAACCGAGACGAAAGGGAGAGCGGCGGGGACTCAATCGTTGGGGGAAGGAGGAAACCCCAAGAGAGTCAACCCGCCGCCTGCGGAGGTCAGTCAGCGTCAGCGGGGATGAGCACTGGCGGCACAGGTTGCAGCACCTTATCGGGTTTGTAGGTGCGGAACTTCTTCACGAGGAGAGTTCGCCCGCCGTATTCCTGCCCATCGGGAGGAGGCGAGGAGATGTAAACGAGCGTTTTCACCCGTGCCTTGCCATCACGGACAGCAGCGGCGAGGTTGGCGACGGTGTTCTTCTTGTCCTTTCCACGGGGCACGCCGAGATGTGTTGCGAGCGCACGGCATTCCTCACGAGTGAGGGAGTTCAGCGTTTCATAGACCTGAACAGTCTGATTGGTCTTCACGGGAGATTTTGTGGATGTCTTCATATTGTTATTGTTTCACTGTCACGGGAGCACAATACCATATATGCTGAAGATGTCAATAGAGATTTTCGAAAAAGTTTGGATGTGCCGAGCACGCCTGAAGAGAAAGTATCTATAGCATTCGAGATACCTTTTGTCAAGGAGGAAGTCCGAGGTCGGGTGGACCACGAGATGTCTGAAGACGGAAAGTATTTCGAGCATTATAGATACCAAGCACTGCATGGGTTGGAGATGGTCGGCGAGGTCGGGGAGATTGGGGGAAAAGAAAAGAGCGCACCCGTGTTACCGAGTGCGCCCGTTGTGTGTGGCAGCGGCGACCTACTGAGTCGCTAAGAGTGTTTCCGCTTCGTCAATATCTTCGCTCTGCATGATGACGCCAGAGGCACGGATTTCAACGAGGTTTTCCACGCCGATGCTGATAACGCACGGTTTGAAGTCGGGGCGTTCCGATTGCTTGTAGAACCACGGTTTCAGTTGCGCTTCCGTGACTTCTTCACCATTCGGCAGGACGTACTTTGACGTTGCCTTGTGCGGGAAGTATTGCAGATAATGCTTCCCATCGTTCTTGGTCTTGTTGACGACCAAGGGGAGCGGTTTGTTGTCGGCGGTCATAAGATGGCGATACCACACTTCGCCATTCTCGTACTCAACTTCTTTGAGTTCCACGCCAAGGCGTTCGGCAATGCGCCGACGCACGGACGTATTGAAGTTGGCATTGATGAGTCCATTCTTGCGGGACACCTTGCGGACACCCTTGAACGGGCAACCAACTTTCAACTTGGGTTCAGTAGAGGAAACCAAGGAAACGAAACGGCATTGTGTGCCGTTGGATTTGATGAAGCCCACCATTTCAAGGTGAGACGTGATACTAACGATTGTCTTGTCTTTCATGTTGTTTCGCTTTCCACACTGTCAAAGCACCGTGCTTTGAACTACTGACAAGATACACTAGGCAACCAATAGTGCAACAAAAGAAAGTAGATTTATTTCACTTTGTTTGCCGAAGTTGGCACGCCACTTGCTAAGGCGTTTTCTCCCACGACGACCACCACCCGAGCACCCAGCTGCGATCCGAGTATTTCGAGCATTCGAGTTTCTTAGCCCGGCGATCTCGGCCGGCTCGGTGAGTTCGGTGATCCTGCTCTTCGAATTCGGTGATCAGCTGAGATTATTTATAGTTCTCGAAATGTCTTCGGTGAAAGCTGATCCCTGGCTCGGTGAGATCGGTGGAAATGAAAAAACCCCAATTTCTTGGGGGGTTGATGGACGGATATAGTTACATCATCCGTCCCGACTACTTTTGCCAGCCGTTGGCACAGGGCCGCATTAACGTAGCTCCCTACACGTCAGATTGTTACTTGCTGTCAACCACTTCCCAATCGCCAATGTCGGTATCTTCAATATCGGCACCGGGGGTTTGGGAAGTGAAGTTGTAATCCATGTTATGAAGAACCTCGTTAATGGGTTGACCTTCATCGGCACGGATGACAAGCCGCACCTTCACGTCCACGTAAACCTTGCGACTCATAGGGTTAGGCGGTTTGGGTTGCGTGCTTTGCCACAGCCTTGGCACGCTTCACGGCTTTGGCTGACTTCTCAGCCTCAGTCATGGGAGCTTTCTTGGCTTGGGCAGCAGTGACGGCTTGCGCCTTGGCCCACTCCAGACCTTTGTTAATCCGAGCGGTTTCACGCTTGGACTCGCCGGGGCGGGACTTGATAAGGGCGATGCGTGCTTTGATGGAAAGACCATCATAGGTGCGCTGCCGTGCTTCTGCTTCTTGACGCCGCTTGTCACGGCGAGCGTCTGCCTTGGCGTGAGAATAGGATTCACGCCCTTTCTTTGAGGTTTTTTCTTTATTTGGTGTATCCATAGGTTTATCTTTCTACTTCACTTACACGCCGACACTCTACCACGAGCATCGGAAATTGTCAACAGATATTTTCAACTTTTTTCAACATGGACTTGTCCACGTCAATGCAGTTGGTTTTCTGAGTCGGGGTTGAACATCCAATAAGGATGATGGCGGTAATGGCGAGGATGATTTTCATAATGGTGTTACTTGGAGTCGGTCACTTCCCACTTGAAAGGTCCGGTATCTTCCAATGTGGCAGGACCATTGGGAGAAACGTGAACCTCAATTTCGGTGTTGTCCATGACTTCGCAGACTTCTACGCCTTCGTCAATCTGGACAATGATGGGGACGGAAATAGTAATATAAACTTTTCTGCTCATGGTGATACCTTACTCTTTGATTTCTTGAATGTCAACTTCTTCGTCAACATTTGCCGAATCGGGCACGTACTGCCAAGTGTCACTTGAGGGCAGCGGAGCGTCAATGGCGAGAGAGGCGGCGGATGATTTGCTGCCTGCTTCCACTTCAATCTCTGCACTCATTTCCCAATACACCTTGACCGCAAATTTCTTCACGGGTTTGAGTTCCTTGGGGAGACATTCCAACACGTCCCCGCTTTTGTCCACGATGCGGACCATCTCGGGATTGACTACCTCAATGGTCTTGATGTTGTAGATGCGAGAGCACGCACCACCATCGGGGTCTTCCCAAAATACTTTGTCGCCCCGCTTGAGTTGTTTGATTTGTTTCAAATTCATACCGATACCTTTACACAAGTCGCAGCAGGAGTCAACAAGAATTTTCAAAAAAGTTGAGCACGGGTGATGACCAATTTTTGCCTTCAACCCCTTTATATCCCTTACGGGATATAAAGGGGTTGATATTTCGAGTGCTATAGATTCTCGGATCGGCACCTTCGGAAGTCATCTCCGAGGTTCGGTGATTGGGGTAAGTTTAAGGAAGGGCTTGACATCCTGCGGACTCGTGATAGGATGACATCATGAAACTTAAAAACGGCATGAAAGCGATTGGCGGATTCTTCAGATATGGATTTACCATGTGTGCTCTAGGACAACACGACTTGGAGCAGTTCCCGTTCAATCCCTTCCAAGATGGCATTTCGGTGACGAGTGACAATGTGGAACGCATCATCTCCCATCTCTCGGGTGGGTTCAAACTGAAGGTGGACCAAATCGTGATGGAGGACGGACTCGTGGTCTTCAGACCTCGGGATGATGCTTGGCAGGTTGCCTTCGGTGAGAAGGAAGAACGTTACCTTCAGTGGATGAATGACAGTCATCTCGGGTTGACCTTGGACCAATACAAGAAGGCGAAGGAAAATTCGTAGTTGACTTCTTCGGTGAAATAGTGCATACTACAAACAATATGAATGCGAAATGGTTACTCAAGAACGGCGCAACCGTGACGGAATGCACCAGTTTCCCGTATGCCTATCGCACGGCGTTTAACCTCGTGCGAAAAGCCATCGAAGCGAAACAGGACGCCTCCGCACTGATTAAGAATCTGTCCATCGTGAGTCCTCACCGGGACCGAATGGGCGAAACCAAGACCTACTCCTACGCAGAGGCCACCCAAATGGCTGAGGGAATGGGACTCGTAACGCCCGATGGCAGCATCAATTCAAGAGAATTCAAGAGACGTTGAGATATTCTATTGCTGAACGTAGATAATCGGGGTTGTCCAAAAATCCTCCCAACCCTGTATTACACGCATCGCATAGTAATCCTCTAACACGACCATTTTTATGATCGTGGTCAACAGCAAAACGCTTTTTGAAAGCAGTTTGATGTTGCTTGCAGATTTTACACTTTCCTTCTTGTTCCAAAAACATACGATTATAGTCCTCAATCGTAATACCAAATCCATTTTGGTATAGTTGTTTTCTCCATCGGAATTCGTTCTTACACTTCTTTGTACAGTGCTTCTGCCGACCATGCGTCGGTTCAAATTCCTTATTACAGTACTTACACTTCATACAGATAAATAGCATCTCCAAATCACCGACCACCACATCTCCCAGCTCTCGGGTCTCCTCTTCGATAAGCATTTAGAGTTCTATAAATGTTTATCGAAAGCCAAAGCCATTTGGCTTTCGACAAAGCTGTTGATGTCTGAAGACAGGATTATTTCGAGTTCTATAGATACCTTCTCCTCGTGCTCGGAGATTCTGATGTTTTCTCTATTGACATCCTTGGTCCATATTGGTATATTGATGGCGTGAAGATTAAATTTCTACGAAATTGCCAAGCTCCTCAAGCAAGAACCCGTTTCTGCTGCGAGATGTGTGGTCATATCCCCGCAGGAATGGAGATGACGGACTTCTGGAAGGACGAAGAAGCTGATCCAGAATTCCCGTGGGATAACCGCATTGACCTCTCAGGTCTGAAGTTCAATGAAGACTACATTATCACCGAATACCCCTGATAAGCTAACCAAGCAGCTGGAAAACATCATTACCATTGATGGTCGTGGAAGACCAGCTAAGGCACGACTCTTGCTTCAGTTGATTGAAGAGGTTGGCATTGAGGAAGTTATGAAGGTGTTGAAGGAATTCGGTGAACGGAAGTTTTTCTAGTTGACACTTTCGGTGAGAAACGATACGCTATGAATATGGTTTTCAATCCGCCATTACGCCGAAACGGTGTGGAAGTTGCCTCTATCAATGAGACACTGCACACGATTCATTTCATTGTCCATGTGGTAGGTGCTAATGCTATCACCGATGTCCAGACAATGGAGGGGCGTGCTCACATCTCCTCGGCGGTTCGGGATATGGTCCGCTACCTTGAGATGGAGGGTTACATCAAACCCAAACAAAACTGGTTGACACATATGGGTGTTATGATTCATGCTTCGGATTGGAGCGGGTCATCGGTGAAATTGAAGGACTATTAACATGAGCAAAGCAGAACGACTTGAATACATGCGGAAACGTTTTCCCATGTTGGAGAATGAGCGGGTGGATGCGGTGCTACCCGTGACCAGACGAGACGTAGAGGATGAGATGTCTTTGTCTGATGCGTTTCGGGAACACCAGCGAGACAAGCAATCTCAAAGTGAAGAATAACGCCCATCTCACCGCCATTGCACGCAAGGCATTGCCGACACCCGTTCGGTGGCTACAGCGTCAAGGATTCGTGATAGATAACCCATCTATCGCAGTACTGGACTTTGGGTGTGGCAAATGTGCTTCGGTGAATCCAAAGCATTGGGATAACTACGACCCACATTATGCCCCCGATGGTATTCCCTCGGGTAAGAAGTACAACATCATTCTCTGCACCTATGTCCTCTGCGTGCTCTCACCCGAAGACCGCCCCAAAGTGCTAAAGAAGATTCGGTCTTTGCTCTCTGAGTGGGGATGCGCTTACATTACTGTACGTGCTGACCGACCCAAGAATGGATGGGGTAAATCCTCTCGGGGCACATATCAAGGACGTGTCAAGAAGTTGGCATTACCCTTGCTACACCAGAATTCACAATTTCGGATTTATCAGTTGACAAGAAACACTAAACTCGTATAATGCTCATGTTATGAAAACTCTCATTCTTCTTGGACTGCTCGTGGTTGCTTCCATCGGGTGGTTGATTTGGGAAATGAAACACGCTCCCGAAGGTTATCAAGACAAGAATGGATTTCACGAAGGAAAGGAGCCAGAAGAATGATTGCTTGCATCTGTGGGGGATTTGAATTCCTCCTTATCATCCCAGCTGTTGCTTGGGTGATCCACAAAATTCGTCGCAAGTGCTGCAAGAAAAAATGTCAATGTTCATGTCACGACGACAAAACCCATTGATTACAACTTTTTCTTGTTCCATTTACCAAACGAGATAAATTTCCATAATCTATTCCAAATTTTTCGTGGAGATCACAACGAGTTCCGAGGAATACTTGTCCCGTTTGTAAATTACGAAAAATATAAATAGACTTATCTGCGTGAGCAGACCCATTACCTCTTCTCATTTCGCTCCACTTTTTTCTCTGTTCAAGTGTATGATGTTTACCAAACATTGACGCTTGTTCTCCTCGCAATACCGTTCTATTTGCTTCTCTGTTAAAATTGTATAAGTTTCCTTCTTCAAATCCCACGTCAAGATATTTTTGTTCTACTTCAATTAGTTTATCTGTTGGTATAACTTCAACTAATCTAAAATCAAAAAAAGTTGAACCATATAAGTTCCACGCTGCTTGAAGATGTTTATTAGAATGTGTATTGCGTTCTAATTTTCTGCGGTGATTTCCTAAACGATTTGTTACAAACTCAGAACTTCCAATATAGTATTTTCCGTTAAGAGTATTTATTATTTTATAAATACCAGAAGTATCATTTTCTTTTTTCTTATGATACTTTTCACGATATTTGGCCTTTTCTCGTTCATGATATTTGTAATAGTGTCTTAAACTTTGTTCTACAACTTTTCGTCGTTTTTCTTCATCAGTTAAAATTTTTCTCATACTAATAAGTATAAGTGCTGAAAGAAAATCACTAATGTGATTGTCATAAAATTACAAATAATGAAGAATGAACTCCTCGAATTATATCTCCATCTTCTGTCTAAATATCAGCTTTTTGATTATCCCAAGTAATCGCCTCTATCTTTATCTCTGTCCATTTCCGAATATACCGATTCCAATCTTCTTGAAGTTTTGGTTTTTCAACAATTACAAGAACATTTTTGATAAATCTTATTTTCATACAGCTAGTAATTAGAGCATTCGAAATACCTCTCCTCTGAAGAAGACAACAAAAAACCCCGCTCGGGGCGTTTCTCGTTTATACTTATTAGTATGAATGAATTATGGAAACCAACGGAGGTCTTTGAAGACAAATATGAAGTATCTTCTAAAGGAAGAATTAGAAATAAGAAAACGGGAAGAATCTTAATTCCCTTTCTTAGTCGAGGGTACTATAAGGTTTATCTTTGCAATGATGGGGAACGAAAAATGTGTCCTATTCATCGTTCGGTCGCTAGAGCATTTATTCCACAAACAGAATTAACAATGCCAATTGTAAACCACATAAATGGAATAAAAACTGATAACAGAGTTGAAAATTTAGAATGGTGTACCCTACGAGAGAATTCTTCCCATCAGTATCTCTTACAAGTTAATACACCAACAATAATTGTTAAGTTTCTCGATGAGTACATAAAATGTTCCCAAGAATCATTGACAAAATCAATGACCTTGGAAGAATGTATTCAACACTTAAAAAGTGCCGCAATGAAAAGCACCTTCAAGTTTATCCGAGGCTAACCTTGTGTCGAGTGAGTGATTGTGAGCCGATAGCCGCAATCGTCATCATAGACGCCATCCTCAATCATTGCGGCAAAGTCTTCATCCGTTGGCTGGACGAATCCAGTTGTGCCATCGGGATCGTTATGTTCCTTGTAGAGTTCTTGGAACTTGGCTTCTGCGGCACGATTACCCTCGGGATTGTCCAGAAAGGAAGTGACACCGATTACCTTGTTATCCACGGATTCGATGAGGTTGACCGTGGGGACACATTCCTTGAATTCAAGGAAGCGATCCCAGTGTTTCGGGTGAACGTCAATCTCTCGCCGAATGTCGTTGCCTACGTCATTACGGGCAAGCAGAGTTGTGAGACTGGCAAAGATGCCAAGGAAGTCTAGCGGTTTTTTCATAGTGTTATTAGTCGTTACTGCCGAGTTCACTGCCGGTGAACGAACCCATAGTAGGCCGACCCTTGCCGACACGCAACCAGAAAATTGCATCTTCTTCATCTTGCTTGGCATGAATCTTGCGAGCAGCACGTACTGTGCCATTCCAAGTCTTGAAGGGACCGGCGAGAGGCTCCGGGTCAACGCATCCGAACACGGGAACAATGTAGTATTTATTTTTCATAGTGAAGTCACTCTAGCATATAAGGGCTGTCTGTCAACAAGAAAAAAAGAAAAAGTTTTTGTTGACACCTGACGTGGTTGTGGTATGGTGGTTTAACAATGAGCACTACTATGAAACGTTCCAAGTCGCAGTTTGACACGGGAAATTGGTCTGAAGTCAACGGTCTCCCCGGCCAAGATGACATGATTAACTTCCTCGAACATCTCCTCTCCACCGATACCAACCGATGCTTTACACGTCGGCAACTCATGGATGAAGTGGCCAAGGAGTTTGAAATCCCCACTGTAGCAGTTGAGGCGGAAGGTCCGAAATCCAACACGGCAGGGTATTACACTCGTCTCACCTACCTAATCACCGATGCCGTTCAGGGCAAACGTCGGGCGGATGGCAACCCCTTTGCCAAACGGATTGGTTACTCGGTGTATCAGCATATCACCGGCAATGGTACTGTCCCCGTGGAACTTCGCACTGCCAAGTCTCGTCCCAAAGTGAGCAAGCGGGAAGTAGAGCAAGCCCGTGTCTCGGTGAGAATCCTCAAAGGTCTGACAGATCCAAAATGGCAAGACCCTACTATTATCATGTGTGAACTTGGGGGTAGGATGTGGTCTGACGACGTTCTGGAAGCCGCAATCAATTTGGAGTTCAACATCAATGATTAAACTAGAACCAACTTTTGTGTCGGGTGAAGGTGGATTTGCATCCGATCCCCTGACGTATCGCCAAGTCAAACGCACCGACAAGGTTGCCCTCTATGAGCGATCTCGGGATGGCAAGGTGAAGGACTATGAAGTTTTCTTCATCAAGGTTGAACCCAAGGGGAAGGTAATGAAGTTCCCCGGTGGCGTTACCAAGGTACTGGAAGATGACCGGGAGAAATATCCTTCCTCTGGTCAATTTGGATTTGTGGCATGGTCCTTCAACTCTCTCATTGCTGCCGAACGTCGTTTTGAGCAGCTGGAAAAAGAGGCCAACCTACCCGAAGAAGAAGAGGAATCTCCCAAAGAGCTGACCATTCCCATCGGTGAATTCACTGTCGGTGAATTTGCAGAGAAAAACGATGTCAATTATGCCACTGCGTTCTTGTTCATCAAGGATGCTGTGGAAAAGAAGACCATCAATTTCCTCCGTGAAGAACGGCGTGCCGCCAAAGGCAAGCCTTCAAAAATCTTTGCGAAGGCTTGACAAAACAACAACAACACACTACAGTAACACTACTATGAGTATGACCAACACTGCCGCCTCGGGATACACTCTCAAGGCATCTGACCTAACCAATCATCTACCTCGTGCCATCCGTGAGGATTACGAGCGATTCATCAAGGAAGGTGACGCTGAAAGCGTTGAAACTCTCCTTAGCGATCATCTACCTCGTGGATTTCCTCCCTTCGAGTCCGTCTTTGTCATGGCGGATGAATGGGAATCGGATTGCCTCGACCGGGGTGAAATGTACGTCTGCTTTGACGAATCCGATTTGTTCACCAAAACACCTACTCAGCACATGCTGAATATGGAGAGGGTTAAAGTCGCCCCAACCTTTTCCAGATGGGTAACGTGGGGCTAAACATCAATAAGAAGATAACAACAACATGAAAGCAACAATTCAAGTCGCAGGTATCCCTGTGGGTACTCCATTCACCGCCCTTGACCCCAATCAGGAGTACACTTACCTCGGGGTCGCCGCCAATGAAACGTTTCTCATTGTCGGGGCACAGTTTGACTCCACGAACAACCGCAGCACCGTGAAGACCTTCAAGCTATCGGATGTGAAATTCAAAGGCGAAATCCCGAAGGTCACGTAATCTCTCCTCGCATCACCTTGGCACAACCCCGCAGAAATGCGGGGTTTTTTGTTTTCCACCACGTCGTCCCAGCTCCCCGAGCGGATCTCTTCAGGAACAAATCGAGTGCTCGATTTGTTCGATCAAAATTTGGATCAATTGTCTTCAGCAGCAATTACTGTGCCAAGTGACCAAAAAGAAAAGTAGAAAAAAATCATTTCTCTTGTTGACTTACAACTAGGAAGCTGTATTATAGGTGCATGATTGATCCGAGAACGGTTACAAAGTTTGAAAGAACTCCCGAAGAGTTGGAAGAGTTCTTGCTTTTCTCCGTCGTGGTTGCTGGCAAGAGTGCATTCCAGCAAGCGCAGAAACTTGAGGCATTCCTTGGTCCGTGGATTGCTCGGGGATATACTCCATTCGGTGCTATCCGCACGATGGACATGGACGGAACTCTAGTTGATTTCCTCAAGCAAGCGAAAATGGGGCAGTATGAAAGAATCAGCTCCGCCTTTCGTGGTCTCGCCCACTTCTTCCGCTTTGACAATGACAACGTACGCTTTCATCCCCTCAAGTCCGTGCCCGTGAGGATATTGGAATCGGTGAAGGGGATTGGCATGAAAACTGCTCGGTTCTATGTGATGCACACACGGAGGGGACAGCAGTTTGCGTGCCTAGACACTCATATCCTCCAATGGCTCGGTGAAAAAGGACATGAAGTCCCAAAGACTACCCCTCGGGGAGAGAAATATCTCCTTTTGGAAAAAGTTTTCCTTGACTATTGTAAGGAGATGAATATACTACCCGCAGACTTGGACCTCCAAATATGGAATCAGAGGCACCAAGAAAAAAAGTAAAAAAAGAGTTTGACAATTTTACGGGTTGTGATATAGTTCAACTCGTAACGGTAGAAACAACAACAAAACAAAACAAAAACATATGAAGAAAAACAGCACTACTCGTGGTCCCGGTCGTCCGATGTATTCCCCCGTCATCCCTCGTGGCAAGTTCACGATGAATGATTTCTGCATCGCCAACGGCGTGAATCCCAAGACTGGCAAGGGCAAGAACTGCTCGAAACTGACCCTCATCAAGTTCCTCGGGCGCAAGCAGGGCAAGGCTCTCATCGCCAAGGTCAAGGGCGAGACCGCCGACCCGAACAGCAAGAAGGGTCTGGGCCGCAAGGCGTTCCTCTATCAGCGCAAGGCTGGTGTGACCATCCCCAAGGCTGACGTGTCCGCTCCGAAAGCGACCAAGACGCCCCGCAAATACACCCGCAAAGCCACCGCCCCGGCGTCCACGACTGCCGACTACGAAGCCACCAAGGCTGCGTTGCTCGCTCCGACACCCGCCGTGACGATTACTCCCGACCCGACCCCGGATCCGGCACCCGTTGCCAAAGACCAGGCTCCCGAAGCTGTGGCGGCTGAAACCGCTGCTCCTGAAGCGACTGCCGAACCCGTGACTGCCTAAGTCACCCCTGACTCAAAAGACCCCTGCCGAATTGGTGGGGGTTTTTCATGTACCGATTCCGAGACCGCATCTCTGTTGATAGGTCCGTCATCTACTAATTCGAGTTCTATAAATAATTCTGATCTCTCAAGAATTTTTCTCGGGCGGAAATTGCTGCTTGTTCAGTGTCATATAATCCAATATGTTTATGTTTTCCATTTATATGTGCATACGCTCTCCACTTACATAATACACCTTTCCTATTTTTATAAGAAAAACTAACACCTATATTGTCCGAAGTCTGTTTGAATTTGAATTGGCGTTCTACTCCACGGCTCTTTTTTCCGGCATTAGAACACGAAATAAATCTGTTAGGATTTTCCTTATATCCCTTCTTTAAGGTTTTACTTATTTTTTGTTTCTGATCTTCTGATATAATCCGATTATGAATTCGACATGCTCCTTCACCACCTTCTGTGCCATTTGTAAGATTATACCCTTGTTTTTTGTAAAAATCAATCCAGTATTTTTCTCGCAATCTATAATTTTCTTCTTGACATTCCTCAATGATATGCAATAATGGTTGTTGACCTTTGTTTAGTAAAGAACGTATCCACATATTCTTATGAGTGTGAAATTTTGTATTAGATACTCTACAATGCTCAACAAGTCGCTTCTTAATTCTAAATTCATTGCTCTTACCAATATAACGGACAGTAATTCCATCGGGTTCTGTCAAACTATAAATAAAAATTTTCATACAAGAATAAATAGCAACGGATCACCCGAAATGTGTATTTCTTGTTGACAACTTAAAATAAAGAGGTATGCTCTCACATTATGAATAACGTACTATCTTTCGGGCATGGAAACGCCAAACTATCCAAAGGAACTGCCATTTTTGATTTACCTGCCGGATGGTCATGCCCATTTGCTAAAGAATGTTTTAGCAAGTCCAATCCATTGACTGGTAAAATTGTAGATGGAAAACACTGTCGTTTTCGTTGTTATGCCGCAACCAACGAAGCAAGAGCAATCAATGTAAGACAAAAACGATGGAAGAATTTTAATTTGCTCCGCAATCATCAGTCGGTGGAAAAACTTGCTCAACTAATACAAGACAGCTTACCACATAATGTAGATCGGGTACGAATCCATTCTAGTGGAGATTTTTATTCTGAACGGTATTTCTTGGCATGGTTGAATGTTGCCTTGAATAACCCGATGAAGACCTTTTACGGGTACACCAAGGCACTGCCGCATATCGTCAAGTATCGCAAATACTTACCGGACAATTTCCGGTTCACCGCAAGCAAGGGCGGCACACACGATCACCTTATCGCCAAGCATCATTTGAAATTTGCGGAAGTTGTCTTCTCACTCGAAGAGGCGGAAGAAAAGGGACTGCAAATTGACCATGACGATTCTCTGGCCTTTGCCAACCGTGACAGCTTCGCTCTGCTACTCCACGCAACCCAGCCCGTTGGTACGCCAGCCGCTGCCGCTTGGGCTAAACTCATGCGGGATGGTATCGGTGGGTACACCAACGAAAAGGGTCTCCGCAAAGTCCAGCCGAATCATTCGGTAAAGGTCCACATTGATTTACGGGGAAGTGAAATCTTTCTCCCGAGGATTGGCAAGGGCAATTATCAATTTGTCCCCAAAACCAAAGGGTTCAGAATGGCCCTAAAGGAGGCCATTTGAGAGCAGGATTCATTATCTCTGGCCCAATGGTTGAAGACAATCCTACCGTCTGGAACGGTCTGGATTGGTCTCTGACCCAAGAGCACGCTAAAATCTTCTCTCGGGAAGAGGTATTCAGCCTACCATGTCCAGAAGGATCTTGTGCTATTGTAGAAATAAATGCCGAAGGACACCCTACAAACTTCTTTGCATTACCCTCTATGGGGGAGTCCCCATCACTTCAGATTTTTGAACAGTGGTAATACCCTCCCGCCATAGGGTCTGAAGATCTGACGGAGAATACAACTTATCCTTATCCAAGGACACAATGAAACCCTGAACAATCAGAGTTTCATTGTGTTTGTTATTTTCTTCTGTAGTACACCATTCAAGATTTTCCACTCTATTATCTTCCTTATTTCCATTGATATGATTTATAAATGGTCTATTTAGAGGATTCGAAATAAATGCCTCGGCCACTAACCGATGAACGAATAAGTTTTTTCCTTTTCCCGAGGAATAAAATCTAATCTTTGAATATCCCTGAGTATTTTTCCAAGGTTTTATAATCCTACCTATAAATGTTGTGTGACCATTTTTTGCTCGGCGGATTCTTCCAAATGTGCTTACTTGATAAGCATCATTCGTTCTAATATCTTTCCATTGTTCACTCATACAATAGATAAATAGTGTCCCTTGGGACACAAGATGAAAAGATTTTTCACTTTTTTGTTGACATCCCCGAGGACTGTGATATAGTCCTCACGCAATAGAGCGGTGGTCACTGAGAAACCGCTGGTGTGAAGAAAGCATAATGGGATCAGACAGGAAATGGGAGGGTGGTGACTCAACCCTCCGCTCTTTGAAATTTGACAGCCTAGACGTGCGGACAGAACCATCGGGAAGCCGATGTAAAATAAATCTCCAGTCTGTCGGTTCAACTGCCGTATTGAAACCGATGCTGTCACTACTTTGAAGTGTGCTCGTATTCTGAGGTTAGCATTCACCTAAAATAAAAAATGCAGACACTTCAAAGTTTTTGTTGACAACACCACAGCAATGTAGTAGAGTCAACATATCGTTAGAAACTCCTCTCCGATGGGAACAGAGTGACTAACAACTGAAAAGCCCGTTAGCAAAACCGTAGTACGGGAGAGACAAAAACGGAATGAGTAAGATTTTGGCAATAGTCAAGTAGCAGATTGGGAAGTACCCCGCAAGGGCGAACAACCAGAAAAGCAAACGTGAGCCAAATAGAGGGACAGCAAACCTCACCCTTGGCAAGAGGTACAGAGTGATTCGGGAAAGCCTCGCCCGAAAGAAACGGTGGGATAAGAGCAGAGACAGAATTAAACGCACTCCCACACCAAATGCCAAGGTTAGAGCGGCGGCTGAAGAGAGTGGTTCAGTAATGGACCTTTCCCCTCAGCCGCCGCCTTCTTATGTACACCACACTTCCTTATACTTATTCAATTATATGATCCCTCAACCAAACAGTAATTCGAAGAGTAATTATAATCATCGAATTATTATGATCATGATCATCAATGATCAAGTACGATCAGTACTGATCGAATTAGCTTTCAGAAATCCCAAACGTTCACTCGACAAGTATTTATAACACTCTATTTTCTCCCGACAGATCCATCAACACTGAAGACCACAACCAGATGTGTACATGAAAAAACCCGACCACAAGGATCGGGTTTGGGAGGTTGGCCTGTCGGTAAGGCCGGTGAGATCGTTTACTTCTTCTTGGCAGCGAGTACCTGCGTCTGCACCCGAGGATTCGCCGAGTCATAAGGAACCCCGGCAGCCGCTTCCTCAATGCTCCGCAGAGGCACGACCTCCACCGAGAGCTGAGGGTCAATGTTGTTGAATGCCCGTACCAACTTGCCGTTGGTATCCACTGCGAGCACTACACGAGGATTCTCAGGAACGAATGCATTCATACGTTTTTATGGATTTGCTTGTTGTTGTTGATTTTCCCGATTAGGAAATTGCCGAGGGATTGAACTCCAGCAGTTGAAGAGCAGACATCCGATCCCGACGAAACTTCTTGAAGTGCGCCTTGGGACCGTTCACCTGCACCCCAATGATATAGGTGTCATTTGCACCAATCATCCGAACTTGGCGCAACGTCTGAACCCACGGCTCCTTGGAGCTGGGATACCGAAACATCACCAGTGGGTTCTTCTCCACGGGATGCTGCTTTTTGGCCTTGGCACGCTTCAACTTGACAGCGACCTTGGGCGCAACAGAAAAGGATTTCTTGCCCCCAAACACAAACACAGTAATCATGATATTGTTATGTTGACTTTTTATACTTTGCTTTGACGACCTCAAAGGCCGCCTTCACACTATCCCCATGACCAGCCACTTCTTGAGCGGGACAAGTCAATGACGGACAATGTAAATTGATTCCATACTTCGGATCGCCCGGGTGCATCACATTACCCACTTGCTCAACCAACTGAGTCTGGCACAACGGACAATGAAAAACTTCTACAGTAATAGTCTTCATGTTAAAAAAAGTGTATCACACTCCCTCCCCACTGTCAATACCATTTTTGTAAATCTTTCGCCGCCTCTCTTCCCGCCCCCTCATCTCCTGTAACGCATTCCAATTGTCCTCAATAATCTCAAGGTCATTAAAGGAAAGCACCAAGGGTTTATTCGAAACCCCATATATCGTCAATTGCGGCTCCCCACCAACCTCAGTCACCATCCCAACTAACTCTCCCTCCCTCCATACCATCACAGTATTTGTCTTCTCTACCAACGTACATGTCACATGTCTCATACCGAACTTTAATTCGCAGGTTATAAAAAGTCAACAAGAATCTTTTTCTAATCCCGACGACAGAATGGAGGAGGGCATAGAGAAGAAAAGTATTTCGAGTCCTATAAATACATGGATACAGCAATAAGTATTTATATGTATTTATGTTCGGTGAAACATAAGTATTTATAATAACTTATATTCGGTGAGACATGTATCTACATACATAAGTATTTATAGATATTTATGTTCGGTGAAATGGCACTTATAATCTCCATAAGCAAACACATTCGCCATTCGCTAATAACAAATATCATGCCAACTTTACATATCCATACCCATACCCGAATAAGTATTTATAGAAACTTATATTCGGTGAAAAACCCCAATAAATATACATATTACGTATGTATATGTTTATGTATTTTGCGCTTGAGAAAAAGTATTTTGTATCTGTATGACACCTACTAGTCTATAAGACAATGTGGGTGATAGTGGAGTGGAGTGGGGTAATGTGGGACTTTATTGTATAATTTCCTTACGATTTTATAAAAATCGAATGTAGATATGGGAATGTGGATTGGTTGGGGTGGTTAGGTATAGGAAGGTATGGGAGGATGGGGTTAGGGTTTATTTTGTCCCGGTGGTCCTCCGTGGGGGTGTTGGGGGTGGATGGGATGTATGGGGTGGGGTGGGTGGACATGGTATGGGTCTTCGTCGGGGTTATGGTGG